TTTTAAAGTTCGTATCCAGCTGACCGATAATGGTTGCGCTAATCGCATTAATTTCTGACGTAAACGCGGACAGCGCTGGCTGATTACGCAGTACCTGTTCGATCTTCGCTTTCTAGGAAGCCTCACATTCACCATCTGCACAGGCCACCAGGTATGCGGCGTTAATCACCGCCTGTGCCAGATCGCGTTTCTCAAACTTTCCTTTTTCCGGTTAACGTGACACACCAATAACTCTTGTCGAAAAAGCCAGCAAGCAGAAAGACCGGTATTCACAACCACCAGCGCGTTTACTGTACTGGCGTGATTTCAGTCATAAAAAAACCCGCCTGGCGACGGGTGTAAAAAATCTTCTAACGTCAGGCATAAAACGCCCATCGTTAGGGCAAATTTACCACAGATTCGGGAAAAATCAACAAAGCTATCTGGTCACCTTTTTCAGTTGTTGTTCTGCCCATGCTTCTTCAATATCAAACTGCACCACCAGCGTATCGTAAAAACGTTTAACTGTTTTTTTCCATGTATCAAGAGATATGGCATCGGTTACATTACATATGGCATTAAATGCCTCCGTTGAAGGTAATCTTTCATAGCCACGACCACCACAACGCTGGCAGTCTCTGATAACAGGCATACCACGTTTTACCGACTCTTCACGATGAATGGCAACACCGCGCCCACGAAAATCTTTACAGGCGGTGGAAACCTCCCCCTTCCCTCCACACTCCGGACAGGCAACTTTTACCACCTCCCTGACTTTTTTCCATTCCTCCCAGTAAGACGGATACACGCCTTTTGTGCACTTTGCCCACACTGGCGGCTTACCATCCGGATACTGGATCTTGTTTGTAAAAACCTCGCTTTCAATAAATTTTTTTCCGTGACAACAGGGGCACTGTTTTTTGCTCGCCGCGCTACGGGCATAATCTTCAAACGCATACGAAGCCATAATACGCATCACTGCCGGTTTTATTTCTGCCGGGAGTTTTCTTAACGCCGCCACGCGATCACACCGACTGAGTGCATATTCTGTCAGCAATTCTGTTGCCCGCTCTCTGTCATTCATACTAATGCCCATTTTCCCAAGGAACGCAGAAAACCCCATCTCAGCCCAATTCTGTGTCATGCCCTGCGCGGCCATCACATCAGTGATACTCAGCGTATCTTTCGACGTTGAGGCCGATGCATCAGTCAGGCCGGGGGATTTTGGGGAGTAGTATTTCGGTAAATCTTCCAGTTTCATTTTTTGACCTGCCCTTCAAGCATTATGGGGTAAATCTTCACCCCCAGACGTCCACCAGATACTGGCTGAGCACGAACGATATTGATTTCATCAAACTGCTCATCGTCCATTAGCAACCCCGCATGCGTCAGCGCATCCAGCGGCGCTTTCAGAATATTGTCCAGGTCACGGCGGCGCTTATCCGGTGGCTCGGCAATAATCTTTATCGCCAGCCTTCCGGACAGGCTTAATTTCAGCCGCTGCTGGCGAACAATAAGCGCCACAGCCCGGCGATAACGCTCACCGGCTTTTGATACAAAATATGTGCTGCCACGACGTCGCCAGTAGGTGTTCACCGTCGGCGGGTAAGGTAAAACCAAATCTATGAGCATCAGTCACCTCTTTTACCCGAGCACGCCAGTCGCAAAGGCGTGATCAAGAAAACGAAAAATTAACTCAATCTGAGAGCCGTACTTTTTCTCAAACTCCAGCGGGTCTGCATGAAGTTCGTTGTGGTGCTCCCGGCACAACGGTAGCGTGAAAATATCGTGGGCCTTTGTCCCCATTCCCCCCTGACCATGACCAATCAGGTGATGCGGATCGTCAGCAGGCTTACCACAACACGCACACGGCTGTGTCTTTACCCAGCGCGTGTATTTCTCATTAACCCAGCGGCAACGTTTAGGCCGCCTCATGAACGATTCAGGAGACTCCGGATCAACGGCGATACTGACAACCGTTTTTTTCTGTGGTGGATTTTGTTGCTGGTGGACGTGAAGTGGCAGCGCAATATTTTTTGTGCGCTGCTTCAGTATGCTGATGGCTGTCTGTTCTCCCGGTACGATGTCACTCTCACGGTATACGGAGCGGATTTTTTCCGCTGGTAATCCCAGCGAACGACGCGCTACTGCCTCAGGTAGTGCATCCACCACCTGATTGCAGGCCGCCCACCAGGATAATTCAGCCAGCGATAATTCACGCTCCTGTGTGCCATTCATTGCGTGACGAATGACGTCAATCATCCATGCTGACAGGTTTTGGTGAGCAAGTTGCTCAAGTGATTCGGAGGTCTGGTCACGCAACTGGTTGTCGCAGTGCCAGCACAACACCATTGCGCCGGTACCATAACGGTGAATGACGGTTTCACTGTGGTGATAATCGCCGTGTGGCCACTGGCAGGATTTAACATGGCGCAGTAACCAGTCAGACAGTGCGCCAGCGCCACCAGCAGCACGAATCACTCGTTCGTCGCTGAAAAATGGCAGTAATGATTTATCCTCCGCCAGCGGCTGGCGAACGGCAGGAACGACCCCGGACGGCAGATTACGCATGCTTTTCGGTTCCGGCTCCACCAGTACCCGGGTATTGTGGAATACCGGCATGGATTCACGGCCCGGCTTAACGATCACCAGCCCGAGTTCCGGTACCAGAACAGGTCGAAGTAATACCCGCACGTTACCTCCAGATGCGTTGCTGGAATGTGCGGGACGGACGCGGTGGGCGTTCGGAGTAAGGAAGCCTGACGGAGATTATCCAGTGACGATAATCGAGACTGAGGGCTTTCTTAACCTCGTATCCGCGCCTGCGGTAACACTGAATCAGCCATTCAGCCTGTTCTTCGGTGCAGGGGTCGTGCTGATACCAGTCAGATTTGAATGCATGAGAACGCCGCCCGTGCCTGCTGGCAGGGGCGGCAGAGTTATCCGAATTGTAAAATTTGGTATCGTGCGCCATCTGTTTTCTCTGCTGGCGCAGCAGGTGCCAGTTGTTCAGGCTGACGGATGGATTGTAAACCAGAACGACCAGAAAAAACAAAACCCGCCGAAGCGGGTTAAGTGCGGGTGCGTTGAGGATGCCTGACACATCAGCGGTGGCGAGGGATTTCTCCCCCGCCTGGTCTCTTACTCCTCAGGTTCGTAAGCTGTGAAGACAGCGACCTCCGTCTGGCCGGTTCGGATTCGTACCTCGCAGAGGTCTTTCCTCGTTACCAGTGCCGTCACTATGACGGTTAAACAGATGACGATCAGGGCGATTAACATCGCCTTTTGCTGCTTCATAACCTGCTTCTCCTTGCCTTTCGGCGCGTAAGAGGCTAACCTACGTTTGTGAAGCATAGATTGGGCCTCAGATTAATGTTAAGCGTCTTGCAGGACGCGTAATGTTAACTGGGGCTTTTCTCTGTCTGCCTTACGGTGGCATGCCCGAGGCAGACAGCCTCAAGCACCCGCAGCAATTCTACTTAACTCTCGCTTTACAGCAAACCGTTTTGCCCGATATGGGAATTCCCATACGGAATGAATTCAGTTCCCCAGGCGCTCCATCAAAAACACAACCAGGCAGTAAACACCCACAACAGCAATAACAGCCAGAGCGCCTTCCATTACCAGTGAAATATCATCCGACATATTCCCTCCCTTGGTGTGAATCCCGGCGAACGTTTTTACCCCCACCGACAAATAACATATACTAGAAAAGCAATAGCTATAGCAACGCCTGCAAATGCATCTGGCCGGCTCATTGGTTCTCCCCCTGTGTCGCTTCTACTGCGATCTGACTGGCGTATTCGTTAATGGTAACGATAAGTTCTTGCTCGGCCTCATCCAGACAACTACCGATACCTCGCCTGTCCACTTCAGAAGCATCGAAATCTGCACGAAGCCTGGCGACCTTCAGGATTGCGGACAACACCTCATCAGGGATTGCCGGAGAGTTGGTTGACGTTTCCGAGATTATCCGAAAATTATTGGTTGACGAACCCTTATTTTCCCGAAAGTTTCCAGCCTGAAGCATGGCGGCGCGGTGACACCAGATAATCCAGCCAAGCGCCATATCCCATGCCATGTATTCTCTATCGCCATTTTTTGCTCTGCGGCGATCTACAGATTCCCCGAAACGCTTCTCCATAAATAATTCATAGGCTGCCCGTTCATCCGATACTGATGCCAGTGATGCCAGTGCAATTTTTAATGCGGTAAGCATGTTGTTTTGATCTTCATCGAGTCCGAACGGTATTTCATCCCGTGATGACTCAATTCCGGTAATCGTGTTCTGTAGCCATTCTTTGGTTAATTCAGTCATTTTTCACTACCGCCCTTTCGGGCGGTCTCCTGATGTTCTGAGGGTGCAGGAATCCCTCCGGTTAAGGATTTAATAAAAATCATTTCTGATTTAAATTTTCAGTGTTTAGTTGTTGGTTTATAGCCTTTATGCTTCGGCCTTATTTCTCAGCCATACACAAACAGGACCATCTTCGGTGTCATGTATCGAACCGATAAACCATCCCTCACCTTCTGGTCGCTCAGGTTCCCATGCTGAAATATCAGGGCCATCTGCGTCCAGATTAAAATCATCTTCATCCATACTACGGATAGCCCACTGAAGATTATTTTTCTCCATCCAGGCGTTAAACTCTTCCGTTGAAATATATTCCCGACCATCACAGAATTTTTCATATTCAGGATGCGTCCAGCAGCCATATTCATTACGTTCCACTGGCATTTCTTTAATTACGCTCATTTACCCCCCTTATTTAATTTTCTACGACACTTTTTACAATCATCTGGACTTTCGAATGTATCCGGCTCACGCTCATTGCCAAAATACATCCACCCACCGCAAATACTTGTTATTTCACCTTCAGCAAAATAATGATGTTTTTTCGCCATAAGTGGCCTTGCCCAGCCCGGATTCGTTTTACTCACTTGTTGCCTCCTTTGCGAAGCTCTGCGACTAACTCGTCACATATGTGCGTCAAAGAGCAAAGTTTGATTGCTGGATGTTCGCGCACCATCTCCACACCCTGCGCCCGCAATTCTGCCAGAAAAGCGTAGGGGTCAGTTTTTTCACTGTGGTACATGGCATCATAGATAATCATTGCAGCGACACCTGCCTGTCCTGCATCTGTGACGGATATATGCTCAAGGGCTACGGCCATTGCGTGTTTCAACCTCTCATTTTCCACCTCAAGCACCACACGATTAGCCTCCAGCTCTTCTATGCGTTTTTTTGCTGCTCCCAGCTCAACACGCAGCTCCTGATAGTTAATCTCGCTCATTCTCCTTCCTCCCGCACTGCTGTTTTATATGCCCGAAGCACATGCGATGTTTTTCCTGACACAGTGCTTCTCAGAAAGAAAATTCCACTGGTGTTTATTACCAGATACGGGTCAGCAAGACGCAGCATATCCAGTATGTGATTATGTTTTCTTGTTTCCAGCACCGTACTTGAAATAAGCATATGTGACACGGGGCCGAAATCATGATATCTGATTTTCATATCATCACCCTGCTGTAAAAATTACCCGTTATCTCCTGTCGTTATTTTCTGTATGACATCACGATGCTTATTAATTTCCCGCAGCGCGGCGCATAAGCGCTCCCACTTCTGAACCTGACCTTTTGCCCGGCGCAGCTCGCGGTTAGCCACATGCAGCGATGGTAAAATCAGACCATCCGGATGCTTTCTGATGAACGACGACTGTGACTGCACTGTGACCGCCACACTTTCAGTTTTAATTTCTTCCTGTGTTTCCGCTTCCCGGACTGGTAACGCAACACCTGCCGGCTGAGGAAAGGCTTTACCATCGGTTTCCGTTACCGATGCAGCTTTCGGCTCTGCCGGTAAATTATCGCCCGGTATGCAGTAACGATATTTACCGTCCTGATTTACGCGAATCAGACGACCTTTGCTGACAGCCATCGCCAGTGATGAATTCGCCCGGCGGGAGGTAATCCCGAACATTAACGCCAGTTCGTCAGCCGACTGAGGACCATGCTGTTCAATCGCGTTAATCAGCATCTCTGCAGTGGTTTTTGGGGCCGCTTCAGTTGCCTCACTCGTCAGCCACCACATCGCCCCCTTGTTATCAGCTTCGCCACGACGCTTCAGCTTCCAGAGTTCGGTAACAGCATCGTCACGGCTGATTTCAAGACGGGCTGCAATCTCGTGCGACGAGGCTTTTTTCAGTGCTTTCAGTGCGTCAAAAACGGTTTCCATTAAATTTTCCTCCCGGTAAAAATTACTTCTCAACTCAGACAAAACCGGCCGCCTTCCGGCGCTCATATTCCTGTTTCAGCAATTCAATTGGCGTTGGCCCTGGCGGGCGTTTGGGTGCTGCCAGTTGTCGCCGGACTGGCGGAACACTGAGGCCATTACCAACATGCTTTGCCCATTTCGTCAGCTGCCTTTCCACAAGCCGTTTTAACTCCCCTTCGGTCATCTGGCGCTCAATCCCCTTTGAACGCATCTCGAGGCAAATGTGGTACAGCACCGGCTGTGGCCACGGGTATTTATCACTCCCGTCGTACCGCCAGGAT